AACTGCAGGTTGAAGCTGTCGACGCAGGCGTTGTCCTCGCCCAGCTGCTCGCCATTGATCTTCAGGCCGCTGACGTCTTTGAAGCCGTAGCGGCGCTGCTTAGCCTCGGGCTGAGGGCTGACGATGAACGAGGTGTCGTCGGCCTTGTCCTGCCAGGAGGTGGCGGCAAAGGTCGTGGTGACCGTGATTTCGTTGTCGCTCGGGACTTCGAAGTTCATGGTCGCGACCTGGGCGCCGCGGGCAACCGCTGCCACGCCGATATCGCTGGCGTAGGAGCCGATCGAGAAGGTGATGCGGTCGTTACCCATGGTCAGGACGTTGCCGGCCCAGTCCTTGCCGAAGCAGGAGGCCATGAACTCATCCAGCGCACCGTAGCGCAGCTTGGTTTCCACATCGCCGCCGACATCCACGGTGGTCTGGGTGGTGCCCTGGGCCATCCGGTCGACGCCGATCTCGTTGTTTTCTTCAGTGTTGTAGGTTGGCACAAGACCGAAACTGACACGCGTCAGCACGTTCCAGTTGCCCGCCGGTGTTACTCCTGGGGTGACTTCGCGTTTCCACGCGGTCGAGACCTTGGCACCACTGGACATGGGGTGTTTCTCCTATCGATAGGCGTAAAAAAACCGCCATGTGGCGGTGCAGGATGGGGCGGCTATCAGGCCGGAATAGTGCGAACGACGATGATCGGCACCGGGTCGTCTTCGGGGCGGAAGACGACTTCGTTGTGATCGAGCAACGGCTCTGGATACTCGATGGTCGAACCGTCCTCCTGGATCGCCCGGGTAACATGAGCGACCTTGCGGTCTACCAGCTCGCCATCGATGCGAACCTTCATGGTCTGGGTCATCAGTAGGCCCTGTATGGCACGGAGACGTTGACCTGGTACCAGCCCTGCCCGTCATCGCCGATCACATTGGTCGAGGCTGCGAAGCAGTCGAAAGGCACGCCGGGGTCGCTGTAGAACTCGAAGTGCTGGGCCAGGGTGTCGGCGGCCCGGGTAATGGCCAGGGTGCCCTTGTATGGCGGCACGAACAGCTGAATGACGATGACCCCGGTACGGCGCACGCATGGGCCGATGCCGACCTCTGGCGCACTGGACAGTCCAGGAACGTCCGCCAGCCTGGCCCAGATATCCCGGCCCGCCGGGTCAAACGGCTTCAGGTTGTTCGGATAGTCAACGTCAGCCGCCGGGATGCCGGCCCACTGCGTCATGCGCGTGATGACGATGTTGCGGATCTGTTCGAAGGTCATGAGTACGCCTGCGAGACGCTGTTGAACGAAACCGCGTAGATGCCGGCGGGCGCTTGCTTGGAGTGTCCATCCTCAAGCGGTACCGCGTAGATGAGGTTGTTCTGGATGAAGACCTGCGTATACGGCTCAAGGCCGGTCATCATCCTGACGCCCTGCTGGATGGTCTCCGAGCCGGTCGGATCGACGTTGGCGCTGCTGGTGTACACCGGTGCACCCACGCTGACGATGTTGTTGCCGCGGAACCGCCCGGTATCCACCGGCGAGCGCAGCACGATCTCGTTGAGTATGGCCAGGGCAATGACGCGCACGCGCTGTGCCAAAGCCTCTTCGACCAGGCCGGCGAACAGGCTTGGCGGCGTGCTCCACACCCTGCTCTTGGCCATGGCTATTTCCTCAACTGCAGTCGATAGGTGGCCGAGGCCGGGTCGGCGCGCACAGACTTGACCTGGTATACCTCCTGCTTGGTTCGATCGACCAGATCCGGCGCAGTGATCTTGTGCCCGACATCCGGTACATCCGTGACCTCGTTGGTCAGCGCAGTAAGGCGCAGGTCGCCTACCAGGATGTTCACGTTGTCGATTCGTCGGTCTTCGTAGCGGGACAGCACGCCACGGCCGCTATAAATCACCGGCTGCGCCGTGGTTTCCTCTGTGACCGGGTCAATGACGCCAGGCCCGATGTACTCACCAGTGAAGGCAAGGACCGCATCAGCCAAATCGGTGTTGAATGCCTCGGCCAGGTCGGCCTGCAGTTCATCGCGAAGTCCCATATCAGCCCCTCACGATCTTGGTCTGCCCGCTGTTGTTCAGGTAATGCGCCAGCAGTGCCAAGGCGAACGACTCGCCAGCGCTGATGGTTCGGGAAGATTCCGAGTAGGTTTTGCTGCTGGAAACGCCGTCAGCGTCAACCGACTTGCTCAGCACGCCAGTTTCCTTACTACCGTAGATGTTCCCGGCAGCAGCCTCGCGAGCGATCTCGGCCCCGGCCTGAATCACGTCGTCCGGGACCGGATCGAACTCAGGCAGGCCGAGATTGGTAAGCCAGGTATTCGCCATCAGCACCGCCCGGGCCTTCTGGTCGTCGGGCGCCCAAGTCGGCCCAAGCAGGGCGTCTACCTGCTCGACGGTGATGTAGGTGGTCATTACTTGGCCTCATCCAGAAGCTTTTGCAGATCTTCCAGGCTGGCGTCAGGGCCGAACTGAACACCCTTTTCGGTCAGGGCGGCCTGAAGCTTTGCCTTCAGTTCGGCTTCTTCTGCGGCCTTCTTCTCGGCGGCGGCTTTCCCTGCCTTGGAGCCTTTGGCCTCCTTGAAAGGCTCTGGATGCTCGTAGTCATCGGGCGCAAACCGCGCATCGATGATCTTGTAGCCCTTCTGCCGCAGCTCAGCCTTTCGCTCAGCGCTGACTGGGTGTTTCTCGTAAACCACTTTCTCGCTCATGGCGATCTCCTGGGGAAGGCGCCCCGGAGGGCGCGGTACCGGTTACTTGGTGGCGTCGCCAATGGTCAGCACGCCAGCCGAGGCCTTGATGCTGTTCGCAACCAGGTCCCAGTTGGTGCCGGTGGACAGCTCAGCGTTGGTCGGCGACTTGCCGCCGTTGGCGGTGTCCCAGGTGTAGCCCTTGAGGCCTAGGCCGAAGGTGTAGTCGGCCTGCATGGTGGTCTCGATGCGCTCCTTGCCGTTGGAGGTCTCGATGTTGGTGATCAGGTCCGAGCCATCCATCACCACAGCGGCGCCGTCGGCCAGGCTGAGCACCTTCTGCTTGTTCGGAGTGCCGGCCTCGTACAGCGCCGGGGCGTCGGTGATGATCACGGCCTTGCCGAGGATGTCGACCACCTGCACGCCAGAGAACTGGAACAGGCGCTCGGCGTTGGCGAGGTTCTGGCCGACCAGCTTGTGGTACATGGCACCGGTCATGACCTGGGCCACCAGGCGCTGAGAGGCGTCGCCAAACAGCGCGTGGGCGTTGTTGATCGCAACGTAGGACACGCCGGCCGTGGCCGACACGTCGTTGGTAGCGGTCGGCTGGTTGCCGATGGCGCCGGCCAGAGCTGAGATGGCGGTGTTCAGTTGGTCCGACATGATGGCTTCGGAGAGGTTGCGGCTGATGACTTCCAGCGCTTCTTCCGGGTTCTTCAGGATCCAGGAGAGCTGGGAAGGCTCCCACAGAATCGGGCCGAAGCCGCCGGCGATCTTCACCGAGTCGTACTGCTTCTGAGCCAGCGGGGTGGCCGCCTGGTTGCCGTTGGCGGCGTAGCGGTCAACGCGGCGCTGTGCACCGTGCAGGCCGGCCCAGAACGACTCCTGCAAGAAGTCGCCGTCGATACCTTGGGTGGTCAGGCGGATGGCGCCGGCCGAGGACGCGTTGAACTTCTCTACGTCCTGGGCCAGGGTCTCGATGGTGATGCGCTTGAGGTATTCGTTGAATACCTTCATGTTCGAAAGGGCCATTGGGCCTCCTTATTCGCTTGCAGTCAGGCTCTTGATGGCTTCCAGGCGACCAGCCTTGTCGCCACCAAAGTCGCCCTTGATGGTTTTGCCGCCACCACCGCCATTCGGAGCGCCGCCGCCATTGGCACCGGAGCTCTTCAAGATGTGGTCGCGATGGGGGTACTGCGAGACGAGGGTTTCGAGCGCTTCGTTGAAGTCGGCCAGTTCACCCGGGCGGGATCGGCTGAAGATCTTCTGACCCTGGGCGTCGTACGCGACGACCTTGCCTTCCTCGATCTTGAAGTTGCTGCCGAAGGCGGCCTGGACCATGTCAGCGGGAACAGCCATCTTCTCGGCGATGAACTGGGAGCGCGCGAAGCTGCCGCCGATCTTCTCGGCATACAGTTGCTGCTCGAAGGTCTGCGCCTTGCCGTTGGCTTCATCCAGCTGGGTTTGGAAGGCCTTGCTGATTTCGCCCTTCACCTTCTCGATCTCGCCGGCATCCACCAGCTTCTTGGCGTCGAGGTTGGCGACGATCTCCAGGGCTTTCTTGGCGGCCGCAGCATCTTCGATGCCTTCGAACGCCTTCGCAGTCTTCTCGAAGCTGTCCGCGCGCTCGCGATGCGACTTCGCCTCGGCGTTCAGCCGGGTAATGGTGTTGCGAGTGCCGACCGCATCGAAAGCGACATCCTTGCCGTCGTCATCGATGTAGACGGGCTTGCCATCTTCGATCACTGCGTACTGCTTGCCATCCACTTCAACGGTTTTGAGTTTCATCTCGTCTCTCTGGGCCATCCGGCCTGTTGGTGAGCCATCCGGCCCCAAGTCGCCCCGTCCATCCGAACCGCAGGCATGAAAAAGCCCCGCACTGGGCGAGGCTTTGCAATTGCGCGCCACGAAATGGCGCTTTGGTGTTTTGTGGTGCGAGCTACAACAGCCGTTCCCGTAGCTCATCAAGCGTCAGGAACTTGCCTTTGTCGTTGTAGAAGTCCTGCAGCTTCAGCTTGTCCTGGCGCAGCAACTTCCCGCGCTCCGGGCCAAGGATCTCGTCCTGGCGGGCAGCAGGCTGGCGTGCAAGCCATTCTGCATAGGTGGTCTGCTGCGGCACCTGGCCATCCATGCTTGCCCGCGTCGCCACATCACTGATGCCCAGCGCCAAGGCGCTCTTGAGGATCGGCAACTTGGTCGAACGGCAGCAGAAGTGGATGCGCCCAGGCCCTGCCAGCCACGGCACCTTGTGCCCGATGGGCTTGTAGGTGCCCAGCGTGTACGGCAGGCGGTCACGGATCCGGCAGGTTGTCGATGTCCGGTTGTCGAGCGTGCTCAGCCACTCAACATGGCTGATGATGTCGCTGTTGGCCTCGAATGCCTTGTCGCTGGCCGTTTCGGCTGTGCTCGACACAGCAGACCGGACAACCGCCTCGACCTCGCGCCTGGGCTTCTGCAGGATGCCATCGGCGTACTTCTGGGCCTTGGTGCCCATGATCTGGCGGACGATCTCCGGTGTCGTGCGGCCTTCGAGTACGCCAGAGCGCACGGCATCGCGAATCGACGCGGCCCGATCAGCCTCGATGCCCGACATCCACTCGCTGAGCAGTCGCCCCTGGAAAGGCCTGGCAAGCGCGATTGCCCGTACCTGACTGAACTCAGCCACGGCGATAGGGAATCGATCCCGCACAAGCTCAGGGATGGCAGATGTGAGCGCATTGGCCTGAAAGGCTATCTCGTAACTCGCCACGCCATCGATCACGCCTGTGAGCGCTTGCTGCACGCTCACAAACGTCGATTGGTTGATTCGCAGCACTGGAGCCAGTGCCGCATCGATCGCCGCAACGGAGGCGTCCGCATCCAGGCTGTCGAGTGCAACTATCAGCGCGGCCCGCAACTCTGGGTCGGAGCTGTTCAGGATCTTGATGATCGCCACGACTTGGCTGTTGCTCAGCCTGGATAGGTCGATCTCGTGCCCGATAAGCGCGTCCTGCAACTTTTCGTTGGCCGTCATCGTCAGATCGCTCCGAGTGCAGGGCCTTGCGAATCGATCCTGGCCTGTTCATCTGCCCAGTCGTATTCGTCGCTGATGACGCCGCGGCGCTGCATCTCCGCGAACAGCGTTTCCTTGCTGATCATCCCGGCATTGGCCATGGACACCAGCGTCGGAAGCGACACCTCCGGCATGTAGTCGACATCGAAGTTTCCGCGCATCTCGACGGTACCGCCCTCGCCCAGGCCGCGGTAATCGGCCATGAACTGGAGCAACTGAGACAGGCAGTCGGCGAAGTGGTGCGCCATTCGCGCCAGCGGGGACAGTTCCTGTGCCGCCTCCTCCTCCGCTTGCGTGGCGGTCTTGGTGGTCGTTTTGTCCGGCGTCAGCAGCTTGGCCCCAGCCATGCGCATCTCGTTGATCAGGTCCTGCAGCGCGGTGCGGCCGGACTCGACGGCCTTGCCGGTGTGCTCGACGTACTTGAGGTCACCGTCCTTGGGCAGATCGGTCAGCTGGCCGGTGCCAACCTTGAACTCTGGCGGGATCACCTTCCCCTGATTGTCGTACTGGGTCTGGATGCCGATGCGCACCAAGATCGGGACGCGGATAACGTGAAGGATGTTGTCCTGGTCGCTCTGGCTCTGCCAGTGCTTCACGTTCAGGTGAGCCAGCTCAATCAGTGGCGGCTTGGCCGTCATGAAGCCGGTGCGACCGGTGTAGAAGGTAACCCAGGGGATCGCGGTCAGGCTGTTGGTACCCTCATCGTGCAGTTCCCAGGTACCGCCAGATGCTGCCTGCTTGCCACGTACGGCCTTGGCCGACCTGCGATAGGTTCGCCAAGAGCCAGGCTCCAGCACACGGATCTGCTCGACGCACTTGGCGCCGAAATCGCCATCTTCTTCCTCGACCACCTCGATGTAGCGGATCATGGTCAGGACGCCACCCTTCGAGCGCCAGCCCAGCACCTGCTCAGGCTTCACCAGCACGACGTAGGGACGTACGCCGGCGGCCTGTTCGTCGGCCTGGGTCTTCAGCCCGCCCGCCGGCGGGTGATCGACGAAGGCGTGGCACAATCCGTGGCTCAGGCCCTCGGTGAAGAACCCAACCGCCCAGGAGTTGAGGTCGTTGCCGGCATGGTCGATGTCCTTGGTCATCTCAATAATGGCCTCGGGCACATCGTCGCCCACCTGTAGCGGCTCGGCGAACACCCGGGAGGTCATGTTGCCGACCGTCTCGGAGTACGCTGGCAGCAGGGTAGAAAGGCGCAGGCGCTCTTTGTAGGGCTCGTCATCCTCGGCTGGATACTGCGGCAGCAGGGCCTTGCCCGCAGCTCGCATCGCCATCGTCCCACCCATGAGCGGCGAGATCACGGCCCAGTAGGCGCGCATCGCGTCGACAGCGGGCAGCGTGATGCTCGGGTTATCGCTCATGTTCACATTCTCAAAGGTTGGGTCATGATGACCGGTCGCTCAATTGGGTAGTCGTGGTGGATGAAGTAGCCACCGGCGTCGTTCGCGTGGTCCACGCCCGATTTCTTGTCAGGCTCGCCGTTGGCTGCCCACACCTGCTGCTCCAGGCCATCTGCATAGGTCGGGCAGCGCAGCGGGTTGATCAGGTAGCGGCGTTCGCCATTCGCGTTGCAGAACATCGCGTTCATGGCGTTGATCCGGTCCTTAACTGGCGGGTTGGCGTCGGGCGCGATGACGCTGAAGCCGGCCTGGCGCAGGATGGCAATGTCCGTCTCGCTCGCGTTCACCGACTTGCGCGACCCGCCAGAGGCGTCGGGGTAGATCCTGATTTCACAGGTCTTCTCGTAGTCACGGCCGTTGTGCCGCCAGTAGCGCTCCTTGATGCGCCGGATCATGTCCGGGGTATCAAAGCCGTCGATCAGCTCATCCACTGCCCTGGGCTTGCCGTCTGCGCGCTTGACGTGCGTGATCGCCGCCATCTTGCCGACGTTGAAGTCCATGCCGATGAACAGCGGCTCACCTGGCTCTACCGTGTCGAAGCAGGAATTCAGCTTGCGGTCGTAGGCGTGGTAGATCGAGCCGGAGTTCAGGTTGACGAACTGGCCGTTCAGATACGCCAGGATCAGCTGGGCCGGGTAGGACTCCATCAGCGACGGGATGTAGTCGGGCGGCAGGTTCAGCTCGTTGTCGAACGTGCTGGCCTGCACCAGGCCATACATCCCCTGCAACGCCGGCTTCTCGCGCAGCTGCTTCACGAACTGCTGGTAGACGAACTTGAACCCTTCAGGGGTGGTGGTCACGTCCACGCCGTTCTTCAGGCCCGGCACGTTGTAGCGCATCCGGGCAATGATCTTGCGCCAGGCGTGTTCGGCCTTCAGCGCGGGCAGAACATCGAGCTCGTCGACCAGCGCGTGCCCGATCTTGAAGCCCACGATGGTCTGCGGCTTCTCCATCGAGCGACAGATGGTCGTGCTGCGGTACTGGCCGCCGCTGTAGAACTCGACCTCTTTGTCGCTCTCCTTCGTCTTGACCTTCAGGCCCCAGTCGAAGGCGACCTCCTCGATCGTCGGGAAAAAGATGTCGCGGATCTGCGGGTAGGTCGGAGCGAAGTAGCCGGAGTCGATCCGGGGCCACTCCCACACGTGCTTACACAGCGCCGCGCAGCCTACCCAGGTCTTGCCCGAGCCGAACCCAGCGACGAAGCCGCGAAACTTGTTCTCCATCCGCAGGAAATTGGCCTGAGGCACGTTAAGGGACGGCATCCGGCTTCCTCGCGTCCACCACATCAACCTGCACCCTGGTGGGCGGTACGTTGTCGTGGGGGCTCTCGTTCTTGGTCTGGCGGTTCACATAGACGTCGCCGACTTCTTTGGCTGCCTGCTCCAGTAGCTGGGCGGTGAGAGCCATGTTCTTCATGCTCTCGGCCTTCTCGGCCATCCTGCCCAGCGCACGCAGGCGGAATGCACGGTTAGCGATCGGAATGTCCGCTGTCTCTTCGCGGAAGCGCTTGCGGGTGTCTTCGAACAAGGTCCGCCAACGCTTGGCCAGGTCCCTTCCCGCGCTCTTGGTCGGGTCATGCGATTCGCACTGCTGGCGACTCACCTCAAGGCCGAATTCTTCTCGGACCGAAGCCGCCACCTGTGCGGGGGTATCGAAACAGGCCAGGGCCTGAACGATAAAGGCTTTCACCTCGTTGCTCAGGGCCGCCATAGGTTCAATTCCGTCTTAGGTCTGTCAAAGGTCAGGCAGACTTGAGCAGACAGGTTCCGCAGGCCCTCGAAATGTTGATTCTGGCCACCTCAGGCGGCCGGCTCGCAGCGTCGATCAGCTGCTGTACGTCATGGCTCGCACCGTAGCGACGAACCACTCCGACGAACTCCTCGACGTCATGGCCGCGCATCTCCAGCTTCGGCATACCGTCATCACCGAACGCCGGGGCACCGTACTTATCGAGCTTGTGCGCGATGTGGTAGAGCTCATGCTCGACCAGGGCGCAGAACTCAGCCTCGGTGCACTCAGCGCAGTAGTCGCCCGCCAGGGTGATCAGAAACTCAGGCTCATCGCCGAACCAGTCTCGGATCTGCTGCTCTTGCCGGGCCTTCTGCCACCCACCTGCACGGATCATCAACTGCTCGGCCTGGCCCAGCACTGTTCTGCCTTTCTTGGTGAATGCAGAGGAAGCCCAAAGCACGCCGATGTTCGCGTCGATCAGATGGGCATGCTCCGGGTTGTGAATGCTCCCGGTCTCGGCCAGGATCTCGCGCTGTATCCACTCCCACACCTCTGGCGCCGGAGTCAGGCGTATGCCGAAGTCAGAGAGCTCTGACAACTGAAGGAGCGACTCAGGCGGAACCGGCCTCTTCATAGTTGGCTCCATAACGAGGCATTGCGTCGCGTCACTTGATGATGGCGCCATTTGCAAGTATTGATGTTGTTCCAACATTCACGGAGCACGATATGAAGTTCAAAGTGAAGGCCTACTTCAACCCGTCGAAGCATCGGGCGCTCGCCATCCCAGAAGATAAGACTTTGGATGACCTCCCAGATGAAACAAGGCTCTGGATCGGACCGCAGGTGGAAGAGCAAACAAGAGAGCTCGATACTTCAGAAAGGCTCTTTGGGTTCGACCCTCCGAAAGTTTGGGATGACTTCCAGACTAAAGGCTTCTCCACGTATGAGATCACGGCGATGGTGAAAGTGATCGAATAGGACCAATGCCACAGGCCGGTCCCTGCCTCGAAGCCGTGCCGCACTCACCTGCGGCACACCTACCCTTCCTGACGACTCACGCGTAGCGTTCTGACCTTCCCGCCGGTGTAGATATCCCGCTTCATGGCGGCGCGCACTGCATCTTCTGCGCTTGCGCCCATATCCATTGCGGCCAGGGCATAGGCGGAGCCGCTGCCAATGGCGTCGGGGTTGGCTGGGTCGAGATCCTGCCTCCAGATGCCCGTCTTGTCGTCATGCCCGACAATCATCAGCTTGCCGTCATCGACGACATAGCCTGAGCACTCCACAGGAA